CCTCGGAATGGAAGTACATACCAGTCAGGCGCACGGCCCTTTTCATAGAGGAGAGCCTCTACCGGGGAACTCAGTGGGTGGTCTTCGAGCCCAATGACGAGCCCCTCTGGGCCCAGATCAGGCTCAACATAGGCGCTTTCATGCATAACCTCTTCCGCCAGGGAGCATTCCAGGGCAACACTCCTAAAGAGGCTTACTTCGTCAAGTGCGACAAAGAGACGACCACCCAGAGCGACATCAACCTGGGCATTGTGAACATCATCGTGGGCTTTGCTCCTCTCAAGCCTGCTGAGTTCGTGGTGATAAAGCTGCAGCAGATGGCAGGGCAGATCCAGACATAAGAGGTGTAAAAAATGACACAATTCAGCGTGAACCCGCAGCGCTTTGACCCTTATAAGAACTTCAAATTCAGAGTTAAATGGGATGGCAAATATGTCGCCGGAGTGAGTAAAGTCGGATCTTTGAAGAGAACGACCGAGGTTGTCAAGCATCGAGAGGGCGGAGATCCGAGCAGCAGCCGAAAGTCGCCAGGCAGGACGGAGTACGAGGCCATAACTCTGGAAAGAGGGGTCACCCACGATCCGGAGTTCGAGAGCTGGGCCAGGAAGGTATGGAACTTCAAGGCAGGTCTTGGCAGTGAGGCGTCACTCAAGGACTTCCGCAAGGACATCATCATCGAAGTCTACAATGAAGCAGGTCAGCTGGCTCTGGCATACCGGATCTATCGCTGCTGGGTATCAGAATTCCAGGCAATGCCCGATCTGGACGCCAATGCCAATGCCATCTCCATAGAGCATATCAAGCTGGAGAACGAGGGTTGGGAGAGAGATGTAGAGGTTGCAGAACCCACAGAGCAGACACTGCAATAATGCCATCTCTGCAAAATTCAAAACTCAGATTTTGCAGCATTGTATTGTTAGAGGAGGAGATATTGATGCCAACACAATTAACCTATCCTGGGGTCTATATCGAGGAGATCTCCAGCGGGGTTCGATCCATAACAGGAGTTGCCACCTCGATAACCGCCTTCATCGGCAGAACTTTGCGCGGTCCGGTAGACAAAGCAGTCACTATAAACAGCTTTGCAGACTTCGAAAGAATATTTGGCGGCTTATGGGCAGAGAGCTATCTCGGCTTTGCTGTACGGGACTTCTATTTGAATGGCGGCAGCCAGGCGATCATCGTGAGGCTTTTCCAGCCGCGGCCGGTGGAGAACGGGCCCTATCCAAACAGAGCCAAGATCAAATTCGGCACACTATTCAGCCTTGAAGCGGCAAATGAAGGTAAATGGGGAAATAATCTGAGGGCCAGCATCGACATTGATGTATTGGATGATGTGGCCAAGAGAATGGGGCTTATAGGGGCAGATCTATTCAATTTGACCGTAACCGACATAGCCACCGGCAAAATCGAGCGCCATTCCAATCTATCATTCAAGTCAGGTCCCCGCCGCATAGACAAAGTCCTGGAGGCCGAATCCCAGATGGTGAGATGGTCCGGGAAAGTGCCGCCCGACTCGGCCATTGTGCCGAATGCTGTGGAAGGCGAGGCCGACGCTGCTTCCACAGATGGCCAGCCCCTGGAGACTAAGGATAGCTTCAATCCAGAAAATGCAGAAAAAGAGAAGAAAGGCCTTTATGCTCTGGAGCAGGTCGATCTTTTCAATCTGCTCTGCATACCACCCTACTCGGAGAGCGATGTTGACACGGGCCTGATATCAGATGGGGCTGCGTATTGCGAGAGGCGACGTGCCATGCTGCTCGTCGATCCGCCCAAAAACTGGACTGATAAGGAGAAGGCTAAGGGAGATGGTTCAACCACAGGGATTGCCGCTATTGGCACAAATAGCAAGAATGCCGCCCTTTTCTTCCCCCGGCTGGTGCAGAGCAATCCAAAGCACGATAATCAGAAGGAGGATTTCGTCCCTTGCGGCGCAGTGGCTGGGATTTTTGCCCGCACCGATACCCAGCGAGGAGTCTGGAAGGCTCCTGCTGGCCTTGATGCTACTTTAGTAGGAGTCCTGGGATTAAAGGTCAACCTCACTGATGCCGAGAACGGTGAGCTGAATCAGCTGGGAATAAACTGCCTGCGGAACATTCCAGCGATTGGCAATGTGGTCTGGGGCTCTCGCACGCGCGAAGGAGACGACCGCCTGACCTCGGAATGGAAGTACATACCAGTCAGGCGCACGGCCCTTTTCATAGAGGAGAGCCTCTACCGGGGAACTCAGTGGGTGGTCTTCGAGCCCAATGACGAGCCCCTCTGGGCCCAGATCAGGC